GGCGGCGGTCGTGGTGGCTACGGCGGCGGTTATGGTGGCCGCATGGGCGGTGGCTACGGTGGGCAAATGGGGCTGCAAGGCTTGGCGTCGATGTTGCAAGGGCGGCGTGGAGGGTTTGGTGGGCAGCAAGCTGTTCCCCAAATGATGGACGAGTTCTACTGATATGGCAGTCACCTCTGGACAATCAGGCTTTAACCTCGACCTCACCGAGTTGGTCGAGGAGGCATTTGAACGTGCGGGTTCAGAGATGCGCACGGGGTATGACCTGCGAACAGCGCGTCGATCCCTGAACTTACTGTTTGCTGACTGGGCCAACCGCGGCGTCAACATGTGGACGTTTGAGCAGGGGACGATCACCCTGACACAAGGGCTGAACACCTACGCCGTACCAAACGACACCGTGGATTTGCTCGACCATGTAATCCGCACCAATGCCAACATCCTGTCCAACCAAGCGGACTTGACCATCACACGCATCAGCGTGTCCACCTACGCAACCATCCCCAACAAACTTAACCAAGCTCGGCCCATCCAGGTCTGGTATCAGCGCTTGGACGGGCAGGTGGCCACCACCGCTTCGACGTTTGTGTCCCAAGATTTGACTGCGGCAACGATCACGTTGAGCTCCGTTGTCGGGCTCCCCGCCATTGGCTATGTGGACATCGTGACTGCTGGCGGCACCGAGACGGTGTTTTACAACTACATCTCGGGGAATACCCTTAGTAACGTGTTTCGTGCACAGATCGGCACGACCCAGCAGACCCCTGCGGCGGGCAACCCCATCCGTGTCAACAACGCCCCCCGTGTCACTGTGTGGCCCACACCTGACGGCTCTCAGACCTACCAGTTTGTGTATTGGCGCATGCGCCGGGTGCAGGATGCTGGCGGTGGCGTGAACGTCATGGATGTGCCCTTCCGGTTTGTTCCTTGCATGGCAGCAGGTCTGGCCTACTACATTGCGCTCAAAGTGCCCGGTGGCATGGAGCGCCTGGGCGTGCTCAAACAACAGTACGACGAAGCCTGGATGACGGCTGCGGATGAAGACCAAGAACGTGCAGCGCTGCGGCTTGTGCCCAGGCAGATGTTCATTGGGGGCGGCACTTAATGGGTAACAGGTTTGCGTCTGGCAAGAATTCAATTGCGGAGTGCGACCGTTGCGGGTTTCGCTTCAAATTAACCACGCTGCGCAAAGAAGTTGTCAAGACCAAGGTATATGATCTCAAGGTGTGCCCCCAGTGTTGGGACCCGGATCAGCCGCAGTTGCAACTGGGCATGTACCCGGTGGATGACCCGCAAGGGATTAGAGACCCCCGGCCCGACATCAGCTACAAAGTGTCTGGCCGAACAGGTTTGCAGATCGTGTTGACCAACAGTTCGGCGGCTGATGCGCAGGGGATTCTCAGCGGGGGCAGCAGGATTTTTCAGTGGGGCTGGACACCTGTCGGGGGTTCAGAATTTTTTGATGCCGCTTTGACACCAAATAACTTGGTTTTGAACGTGCAATTGGGTACAGTTACGGTAGCAACGACATAAGGAGTCGAAGATGGACAAGAAAGACTTGGCACAAGACAAGAAGATGATCGCAGGCGCGGTGCATAAGCATGAGAAAAAGATGCACCCTGGCAAGCCAATGACCAAGCTTAAGGCTGGCGGCAAGACCAACGGCGACATGCTCAAATACGGGCGCAACATGGCCAAGGTCATGAACCAGCGCAGCCCTGGCCGTGGAGGCTGATATGGCAACGTACAAGGTACCCAAAAAAGTGGCCAACGTGATTGTTGGCGAAGAGCCAGCCAAAGAGACGATGCGCAAAGCAAACGTGGCTGTGGCCAACACGCGCAGCCAGGACTACCCGCCCATGAAGACCTCTGGTATTGTGGTGCGTGGCGGTAAAGCGCAGACCAAAGGCAAGATGGCCAGAGGCCCGATGGCATGAACTACACCGAGTTGTATAACACAATTCAGACGTACACGGAGAACCAGTTTCCCGATGTATATCTGGCCCCTGTACCTCCGGCAACGGTGGGGAGTACTGTGTCTGCAACGACACAGATTAACACTTTCATCACGCAAGCGGAACAGCGTATATACAACTCGGTTCAATTCCCATCACTGCGTAAAAACGTGACGGGGTTAACGTCCACGGGCAACAAGTATTTGTCGTGCCCGATAGACTTTCTTTCCACGTTTTCGTTGGCGGTCATAACCGCTGATGGGCAAGAGTTTTTGCTCAACAAGGACGTGAACTTCATCCGGCAGGCGTACCCCAAAGCCACCGACACAGCAACCCCCAAGTACTACGCATTGTTTGGACCAACAACCACAAACGAGGCGTCTCCTGTAATCACCAACGAGTTGTCATTTATCCTCGGCCCCACGCCAGATGCGGTATATGACGTTGAGTTGCACTATTACTACTACCCAACTTCCATCACCACGGCGGCTTCTGGCCAAACGTGGCTTGGTGACAACTTTGACAGTGTGCTGTTGTATGGGTCTTTGGTTGAGGCGTACACCTTCATGAAGGGTGAGCAAGACTTGATCGCTTTGTATGACGGCAAATACAAGGAAGCACTTGCATTGGCACAGCGTCTGGGCGATGGGCTGGAGCGCAGCGATGCGTACCGCAGTGGGCAGTATCGCCAGTCGCCTCTGCCCCAGAATAGTGGGGTTCGCTGATGGCGTTCACGGGCAACTACAGTTGCAACACGCTTCGTTCGGGGCTGGCAAACGGCACGATCAATTTTGCGACAGACACGTTTCGTCTGGCGCTGTATACCAATGCCGCCACACTTGACCAGAATACCACCGCGTACACTACGGACGGTGAATCATCTGGGGGCAATTACTCGCCAACGGGGTCCGTGGTTACTGCAACGATTGGCACTGAGTTGGCGTCTTCTGGCAGCATTGTGTTCATCAACTTTTCTTCGCCGTCTTGGACGGGCGTAATCACTGCCAGGGGCGCTTTGATTTACAAGGCAGGGGCCAACGGCGCTGTGTGCGTTTTGGACTTCGGCAGTAACAAAACGTCTGTCAACACTTTCACCGTGACGATGCCTGCAAACACAAGCACATCGGCACTCATTCGACTTGTTTAAGGAGCACCCTATGTTCAACGAAAAAGCTCAATCTACCGATACCGTAACTGCGGGTCTGGTTGCTGGCACGGCCTTGCAAAACGGCGCTCGTGGCGGCGGTGTGTTCCACGTTCAGTGCTTGGACAAAGACGGCAACGTGAAGTGGGAAGACAAGATGCACAACCTCGTGGTCAACGAGGGGCTGCAAGACATGAACACCCAGTACTTCAAAGGCAGCACCTACACTGCGGCGTTCTTCCTGGGGTTGGTAACCGGCCCCGGTTCTGGCACGACATACGCAGCCACTGACACCTTGGCGTCTAAAGCATGGACGGAGTTCACCAACTACAGTGGCTCCCGTAAGGCTGTGACTTTTGGTACGGCCACAACTGCCGATCCGTCCGTCATCAGCAACTCTGCTTCGCCTTCTTCGTTCAGTATCACAAGCTCTGGTGGTGTTGTCGCAGGCGCGTTCCTGTGCACTGTGAGCAGCGGCACTTCGGGGGTTTTGTTCTCTGAAGCCGATTTCCAGTCTCCTGGCGACCGTACCGTGGTGAGCGGCGACACGTTGAATGTGACCTACACGTTCAGCCTTGACGCTGCGTAATCCTTTGTGTTCGGCACTTCCGCATTTGCCGCCGCACCCTTTGCTGCTCTAGCGGGGGCTGGCGCTATTTACGATAGCGCAGTTGATGAGGCGGTAACGGCATCAGACACAGCGGTCAGTGCGGTGGCGTTGTTTGCGCCTTTGATTTTGGAAGAAATCGCCGTCGGAGAGAACCTTGTTGTTGCAGAGTCTGACTTCAGCGCAGCTATAGCAGAGACCACCACTGCATTGGATACGCCTTCAGCTTTGGTGGTGTTCCCGGCGTACTTTGAGGATGCAGCAACTGCTTCGGATGTGGCGGCTGCTGCGGCAACTTTTGAGGGGGTGTATGCAGATACTGTCAGTGTGTCTGACCTGTATTCAGCCCAAGCAAATTTTGTAGCGGCAACCCCCGAAACGGCCACAGCAGCGGATTTGCTGATTGCGGGCCTTGAGTACACCGTGTTCATTCAAGAGTTGGCAGCGGCTTTGGATACTGTCAGCGCCAATGGCGTCTTGTTTTCAACGTTGGATGAAACAGCCACAGCTTTGAACTCCATTGCCGCCGCTGCTGGGTTTGGGGTGGCGGTAGCTGAAACAGCCGCAGGGGCTGACAGCGTATTGGTGGCACCATCTACCTTTGGTGCGGAGGTTAACGAAACCGCCGCCGCCTTGGATTCACTCTTGGCTTCAGCCGTCTTTCTTGCTACCATACAAGAAAGCGCAGTGGGGGCAGATGTAATCCTCGCCCGATTCTTGTGGGAAATCATCAACGATGCGCAAACGGCGGGTTGGGGGACAATCAACGCAGCACAGACAGCAGGCTGGGCAGAAGTGAATACCGCGCAGTCAACCACTTGGCAGACTGTTAAAACCCAACCGTAAGAGGCACAAATGGCACTTGTAGTAAAAGACAGGGTACAGGAAATAACGGGAACCACTGGGACGGGTACTGTTACGCTTAATGGGGCGGTTCTTGGGTACCAGTCGTTTTCCACCATTGGCAACGGTAACACCACGTACTACACCATTGTTGACCTGACCGCAGGTGACTGGGAAGTTGGTATTGGTACGTACACTTCGGCAGGCCCAAGCCTGTCCCGTACCACAGTGCTGTCCTCCAGCAATGCAGGTTCGTTGGTTTCCTTTGGCGTTGGCACAAAGAATGTCTTTGTAACCTACCCATCTTCGCGGTCGGTTTATTTGAGCGCGGCTGGGCTGGCTGTTGACGTTCTCGACATCGGCACACTGGGCACCAGCACGGCCAACATCAGCACGGCCAACATCACTGCGGGAACAGTTTCTACAACCCCGGTTAACAACACAGACATTGTCAACAAACAGTACGCCGACGCCATTGCGTCTGGCATCCACTTCCACGAAGCTGTGGATTTGGCGACTACCACAGCGCTACCAGCAAACACATACAACAACGGCGCATCTGGGGTGGGGGCAACGCTCACGGCAAACGCCAATGGCGCTTTGTCTGTGGACTCAACCCTCACAGTTGTTTCAAACCGGATATTGGTGAAGAACGAAGCCGCGCAAGCAAACAACGGTGTGTACACGGTCACGCAGGTTGGCTCTGCGGGAGCACCATACATTCTGACTCGGGCAACCGACTTTGATACCGTTGGAACCGGAGTTGACCAGATCGACGAGGGTGACTTTTTCTTGGTAACCAGCGGCACAGCAAATGTTAACACCGCTTGGGTACAACAGACCGCGCCCCCTATAGTTGTTGGCACAACCGCGATTGTTTTCCAGCAGTTTTCTGCGCCCATCACTTACACCGCAGGGACGGGGCTGTCTGAATCCCCCACCTACACGTTCAACATTGCCACCACAGGTGTTACAGCGGCTACCTACGGCACGGCAAGTTCTGTCCCGGTCATGGCGATCAACGCCCAGGGCCAAGTCACTACGGCCACCAACACAGCCATTGCCATCGCTGCTGGGGCGGTGTCGGGTCTTGCAGCTTCAGCCACTACGGACACGACCAACGCAAGCAACATCTCATCTGGCACGTTGGGAACTTCGAGACTCAGCGGTTCTTACACGGGAATTACTGGAACCGGAGCGCTTGCTGCGGGTTCATTGGCTACAGGTTTTACGGCAGTGTCTGCTCCTCTGGGCGGCACTGGACAGACATCCTACGCTGTGGGAGATTTGTTGTATGCGGATACAACGTCTTCTCTGGCCAAACTCGCAGACGTAGCAGTTGGCAATGCCTTGATCTCTGGTGGCGTGGGCGCAGCCCCAAGCTGGGGCAAGGTTGGTCTGGCCACGGCAGTAAGCGGCACCCTCCCAATTGCCAACGGCGGCACAAACTCCACGGCGACGGCGACAAACGGGGGTGTTGGATACGGTACGGGTACGGCCCATGCGTACTCAGTGGCGGGCACCTCCGGGCAGGTTTTGCAAAGCAACGGGGCAGCAGCCCCCACTTGGCTTGCCCAGTCCAGCATTGCGG